TCTACAACAGCCCGAACATTAGTTTCTCGCTGCGTGCTTGGAGTACGACCACGTTCACGAGTCAAGGCTGTAGCCCAGACCCAGCACTCGCTATCGGTTACCAGACAGTCTACACTGCTAAGAACGACAGCTTTACTAACCAACGTACTGCTATGACTCTCACCTTCGCGGGTGCAGACTCAGCAGATTGCCAAGCACTTCGTAAGGGAACACAGTTCAGTTACAAGTTCGCTACTGGTACCTACGATGGTGCAAGCAAGACGTTCACTGCGGACCCTAACGGCCCTAATGCCTATGCCACAATCAACTACGATTACAACGGGTCTTTGTGGATGATTATGCAGGACACCAACGGCTTATGGTGGCGGGCACTCGCTTCCAGTCCAGCCGTCCTCACGAATGGTAATCCATTCAACTACAACCAGACCCTTGTGGGAGCAACTGGAACGACCACTGCCGCTGGCGTGGACATTCCACCGACCTACTCGGAAGCATCGTCTTGGATCATTTACCTTAACGGTCACTGGGCAAACGGTCGCGGATACGTCAGCAGCATGTCTGACTTCCCCGGCACCATGAAGGTTGGGGTCCACACTGACTCGGTTGGCGGACTTCACTACGGTGAGCAGCAAGATATGACTGACTGGATTCTTTCGACTCCACTGTCTATCGACGCCATTGACAATCTGCACAACTCTACGTTCAACATTCGTGACGCACGTGATTGGGCAACCGAAGAAGGCGTAACCCTTCGACTTTACTATCCTCTGCACGACCCACTGCAAGACGGTGACGCGGTTGAGGATTACAGCACTAACACTGACGACGCGACTGCGAGGAACTGGTAATATGTATTTCATGGTAAAGAACGCATCGGCGGCAGACATTATTGCTGCCCCGATTGTTGTCTCTGGTGGCGACTTCCACCTGTTCAAGAACGTGGACCCTGACACTGAGTGGGACGGCGAAGCATACGAACTGACAGCACAAGAAGCACGTGACGCACAAACCAGTCACTTCTTCTTCAACTACGATGGACTTGGAGTGGGGGCTATTCAGTTTCTCACAAAGCCGATGATCCAGAGGGACGAGACGTACCTTACGGAATTCCGTCAGCAGGCGATTGGTTACTTCTTCGCGAAGGACTACACCCCAGCAGAGCGAGCAGCGAAGTTGGTCAAGTACGGTCCAGCCGTTCAGATGGCAACCGCAGGAAGTGTCGAAGGTACTCTGGATCAACTCTTAGTGTTGTTCGCTACCGAGACCGATCCTGACGACCTCGAACTACAGACCTTTCTTATCGCAGGTTTGCAAGACTACTTGGGCAAGTTCCCACGGTAGTCGATCTATTCTAAGACCGGTAGCCTAACTGGCTACCGGTCCCTTCCTCCCTCATCTTAGCTAGGAGGCTATAATGTTTAAGCTCGCCATTCAAGGATTGGCACTGGGTGTAATCTTACTCGCCCAACCGTCCATCACACCAGACTCATACCCAACCGAATGGAAGAACAAAGGACGCGGAAAGACCTTTGTACTCTACCGAAAACACAACACAAAGACAATGAACCAAGGGCGTGTCGGCTCTTGCGTAGGTGCTTCGATGTCGAAGGCACTGGAACTTCTCCACGGACAAAAGTTCTCAGCCGAATGGTGCTACGGTATCAGCCGATCCTACTTTGGAATCGAAAACGGTGGCGGAGGCTCTTGGTGTGCGTACTGTGCCCAAGCAATGAAGGACGTTGGAGCGTTACCGTCCCGAAACTACTCGATCCTTGGATGGGACTTATCAGAATACGACTGGAAAACAGCAAAAACATTCGAGCGGGGTCCACCGGAATCCCTCAAGGTTATTGCTGACGGATATAAGACTGGCTTCGTCAAGATCAAGACTTGGGAACAGTTCAGAGACGCAATCGCTACCGGACACCCAATCGTCGTAGGTAGCAACGTAGGATTCGGATCGACTTCGGCAACTAGGTCAAAGTCCGGTCTCCTGAGATCACAGTGGTGGTCGAAGTGGAACCATGCTATGTGTTTCTGCGGAGTATCTGACGGGAAGTCCAAGCGTGCCCTGATCCTCAACTCATGGGGTGAGAACTGGGTCAGCGGACCTAAATGGTTGGGCGATGAGCCGGAAGGATCGTTCTGGATTCTCAAGTCGGACGTACTCAAGATGCTGGCACAGGATGACGTGTTCGCTATCTTGCCTATTCCGGGACTTCCTCGATAATTTACGGTTTTTTACCTGATCTACGTACAAGTTAATTTTGAATGAGGTTCAGAATTAACTTGGGAGGAATTATGAGATATGCTTGCTTGGTTACGATTTTTACGTGTTTGGCGTTCGGACTCACCCTTTCGGGAAAAGTTTTTGCAGACCTATACGTTTATGATCTCGGTATTGGACAGTTGGCACAAATCCCCGAAGGAAGAGCCGACACACTCGTCGTCTACTCCGCAAAGTGGTGCGGACCCTGCAAAGCCTACAAGCCGACCTTGGAAGCGATCAAAGCGTTAGGGTACAAAGTAGTAATTGTCGATGTCGACAACAAAGCCGCCTCCCCTGCGGAGTTCCGAAACTTCAAGTACCGATACGTACCTTCTAGTTTCTTTTACAATTCGAGTTCTAAGACAGTGGTTCGTACCAAAGTTGGAAAACTCACACAACAAGACATATTGAGTACACTATGGAAGCAGTAATCGTAACTGGACTAACCGCTGGCGTCATTACTGTTCTTCTCTGTACCGCAACAATCACTGAACCCTTGAGACAGGTGTGGGGACTTCGCAAGTTACTTGCGTGTCCTTTCTGCACTTCTATATGGGTCAGCTTGGCAGTTTGCCACGACATGATAATGCTCTCAGCAGCATGTTGTGCCGTAGCGAACATTACCGTCCTGCTGATTCACCTGTCCATGACGACATACGACTACGAGGATGAGGACGAAGAATGAGACGACTGAGAAAACAACAAATGTATCGCGGCATGTTGTCCGCTAAGATGATTAGCAAGGCTGACATCGCGGTACTTGAGCGGGCAATGTCAGATGACAACAAAGCGAAAGAGTTAAACAAAGTTTACACGATCAACCGTGGACACCGTTTTGTCGAGAAGCTAAAGATGTTTGGCAAATGGTTGTATACTCACCGTGAAGAAATCTTCCGAATCCTTGGCGTGGTAGTCATGCTTATGGACGATGGAACCGAACGACTGATGACAACCGAGGACGCTGAGAAGCTGGAAGCATCCCGCAAGCCTAAGCCAAAGAAGAAACCAAAGAAGAAAGTTAAGCCAGTCGAGGAAACCCCAGACGGGGAGAAGGTATACGACTTCTTGACACCAGACGTGGCAGAAGAAGTCACAGAGATGATCGAAGAAGGCGAACTTGACGAGACTCCAAAGGACGAAGATAACGAATGAAGTTTGACTTAGCCAGTCGAATCAAGAGCCAATTGATCGAGTCGTCGTTGACGAGTTGTACACGTTGGGCCTCACAGAAGATTCACATGCCTCACCCGTTCTCAGGACCGATGTCCTTTGAGCGGTTCCCGTGGCAGCGTGAAGTTCTGAACATTGACGAGGGAATCGTAACCGTCAAGAAGGCGGCTCAGATCGGTTTCAGTGTCGCTGGGCTGGCTAGGGCACTCTACGTTGTAGGTCAACGAGTTGAGGACGTACTGTACGTACTCCCGACTCAGGGACTTGCAGGAGACTTCTCCAAGGGACGACTCGATGCAATCATCGATCTGTCACCAGACCTCAAAGACCTATTCAAGTCGGTCAACTCGGTTGGCTTGAAGGTCACGAAGCAAAGAGCAAACATTTACATCCGTGGTTCGGTATCGAGCCGTGGACTGGTATCGGTTCCCGTAGCCTCTGCCATCATCGACGAGTATGATCGTTGTGCAGATGGTACGTACGACCTCGTTACCGAACGATTGAGCGGACAGCTTACTAAGTATCTGTTCAGTCTGTCAACTCCAACACTCCCTGAGTTTGGAATCGACAAGCAGCACCGGTTAGGCACACAAGAGGAATTCCACTTCAAGTGTCCTTCATGCAGCAAATACATAACACTCAAGTGGCCTGATAACGTAAAGATTTGCGGAACCGGACCGGGCGACTCCGACTGCGATAAGTCATACTACTTCTGCAACGAGTGCGAAGCGGTACTACCGCACGAAGGCAAGATGGATTGGTTGTCTACTGCAAAGTGGGTACCAACCCGACCAAACGTACAAGGACACAGATCGTTTCATATCAATCAGATGTTCAGTTCGACTGTATCACCACCTGAGATGGTTAGTGCATACCACAAGTCGCTACTGAGTGATCTTGCAGCGATTGAGTTCAAGAACCAGAAGATGGGCGAACCTCATATTACTGAGGGTGCCCGAATCACTGACACCATTATTAACTCCTGTAAAGACGGTAGTTACACAATGGGTCAAGAACGACCAGAGGACTCATCGAAGATGATCTGCATGGGTATCGACGTTGGTACCTTCTTAGATTGTTGGATCGCTGAGTTTACATACGACCAAGAACCGGGGAACACCCCATACGTGTCATCCCGCTCAAAGGTGCTACAGACTATTCGAATCCCAGCAGAGGATTGGAACAAGCTAGGCAACCTTATGCGAGAGTGGCAGGTTAAACACGCAGTCATAGATTTCCAACCTGATACAGTGAACGCTCGACGCTTTTGTCGCCAGTTCAAAGGCTATGCCAGCATGTGTCAGTACCGTAGAGGTACGGTTGGTAACGAGATCAAAGAGACGACCGACGAGCATGGTGTACCATGCTTGACCGTGGACCGTACCAGTTTTCTTGATATGGCACTGGGACGCTTCCACAAGAAACGAATTACGATCCCTGCGACTATCAGTGGCGTAGTTCGAGAACACTTGAAGGCCCCTATCCGGACCTACGAGTTAGATGAGATGGGACTGCCACGCGGCGTGTATAAGTCGATTGCAGACGACCACATGAGTCACGCTGCGGCGTATGCGGAAATTGCCCATTTCCGAGCGTTTAGTTCATCAACTGGACGAACCATCCGAGCGGACGAGACACTATAATAGATACAATGCGGAATTGGATCACGTTCTTCCAAGGGCCACGCACCCTGAATTGAGTAACGAAATCACTAACTTGGAGTGGGTGTCGAAGATCGCCAATCGTGCGAAGTGTGACATGACCAAGGTTCAATTTATCGCTTTGTGCAAGCGAATATCGGAAAATAACTAGATGGAAATTAAAAGAAACATCACTGACGTACGTCACCCGTTCTACCTACGTGACTCCCTTGACTGGGAAGTATACCGGGACACATTCGAGGGTGGTCAATACTACAGAGATCACTACCTTACTAAATTCTCTCAACGGGAAACCGATCAAGAGTTTCAACAGCGTAAGGAATTGACACCTATTCCTACGTTTGCCAAGGCAGCAATTCTTGACGTACGTAACAACATCTACCAGCGACTTGTCGGTGTGACTCGTGCAGGTGGATCACAGACTTACCAAGATGCAGTCCTTGGAGACCGTGGCGGTGTAGACGGAAAGGGTGCCTCGATGGACGCGTTCATCGGCTCGGACATCCTGACGGAACTGCTCACGATGGGTAAGGTCGGATGCTACGTAGACGCAATGGCACCTACAGGACCAACCCTTGCAGACCAGTCCTTCCCTCCATACCTCTCGTATTACCGAGTAGAGGATATCTTGTCCTACTCGTACGCTCAACGCGGTGGTGGTGGAGAGTTCCAGTCCGTACTGTTACGTGACTGGAACGCTACCGTAGAGCAAGAGTGGAACGGTGTAAACCTTCCAAACGGTTCAGAGACTCGATTCCGCCTCGTGTGGAAAGACGTTGATGGCAACGTATGGTTCAAGATGTTCAACGAAGAGGGTGACGTTATCATGCGTCCAGACGCGGACGTAGACGGTGCAGTCCTTACTGGACTACAGCGAGTACCGTTTGTAATGTTCGACATCGGTGACAGTCTCATGAAAGACGTAGCATCGTATCAGAAGTCACTTCTGAACCTCGTGTCGAATGACGTGTACTACGCTATCAAATCAAACGCACCATTCCTCACTATTCAGCGTGACGCGTTCGCTACTGGCGACCACTTGAAGCAAGCTGATACCGCAGAGGGTGGACAGGGCAACTCAGAGGACGTAGGTTCTGGCAAGGGCCGGTACTACGGAGTCAATGAGGACCGACCGGGATTCATCGCACCTCCGACTGACCCACTCAAGACTTCCATGCAATTGCAGGAACGACTTGAGGATTCTATCCGTACACTTATCAACCTCGCGGTTGCTACCAAAGCTGGTAGCCGTACTGAGTCTGCCAAGTCCAAAGAGATCGGACAAGGCGGGTTAGAAGCTGGTCTGTCGTTCATCGGCTTACAGCTTGAGCGTGGCGAGAAGCTAATCGCAGCAATCTGGGCAGAGTACGAGAATACTCAAAACCCGAACCCCGCAATCGTAAGCTACCCTGACCGCTACACTCTCAAGGGAGACATGGAGCGACTTGAGGAAGCACAGAAGCAAGTCGAGTTGATCGAGAAGCTGCCTACGCAAGAGTTGAAGAAAGTCGTCAGCAAGGGTATCGTCGATACTCTGCTCGGTGGCAAACTCAAGCAGGACGAGATCAAGAAGATTTACAGAAAGATCGACTCCAACGATTACATCCTGACCGATCCTGTGCATACTATGGAAGCACACAAGAACGGACTTGTTGACGACAAGACCGCTTCCGAGGCACTTGGTTACGACTCCGACAAGGTAGTCGAGCAGGCACGAAAAGACCGAGCCGACCGAATCGCTGCTACACTCGCAGCACAGACTCCCAAGGGAGAAGGCAACCAAGGCGACAAGCAGTTCAACGCTGCCGCCCGTGGTGCCAAGGAACTAGACACCAATCCTAACAGTGGCTCAGACGAGCGAGGACCGAAGCAAGTATGAGTAATATCCACATGATCTACCCAACAGGCTCAAGCCTGTACGGTAAAGCAACTAACGTGTCTGGTGGCGGGACGGCTTTGACCGAAGTCACTGACACCTTGTATGTTGGCGACTCTAGCCTGCCTTATATCTTCGACGCGGCAGACGACACACTGGTCGGTCGCTTGGACGAGCAGCATTACGGTACGGTCACTGGTGGCGACAAATACCACCTGACCCGTATGCACAGCTACGACTGGAACAACGGCACCACAGTTGATAAGGTGCAGGCACTCTACACCGCCACGTACCTCATCGATAAGTTCAACTTCATCGGCAGCAAGACTGACGCGGATCAGGGACTTGAGTTCCCACGGACCCGCACGACCACTGATGGTACCGTGAACCTGATAGGCGGTACTGCCGATACCCCTGCCAATATCACCAAGGCGATATACCTGATTGCAGACGTTCTCCTGAGCGGTCGAGACCCTCAAGCCGACTTTGAGGCTCAGAATGTCAAGGTCGAGACCTTCGGTCCTGTTAGGACTGAATATGCTACGGATAAAGGCCCTATGCAGCACACGTCCAATATGATCCCCTCGCCATCGGCATGGGCCTTGATCCTCCCGTTTCTTGGGATTTCTACCGGATTTTCGGTAAATAAGTCCTAATTATCGTAATTAGCGTACAAGTTAGGGGTAGAGCAAAACACTACCTCTAACGGCGTCTTTATGAAGAAATGCACCAATTGCAGCGAGACCAAGCCTCTGGACGCCTTCGGTAAACGAAAGGCATCCAAAGACGGTTTGGACCCGCGATGCAGGACGTGTAAAGCCGACTACTTAAAAGATTATTACCGGAAGAACAGCGACCACATAAAGCAGAAGTCAAAAGAGACAAGGGCTAAGAACCCCGACCGAAAATACCCAGAGACCAGTCGGGCGGCATCTCGCAAGTGGAAACTCGAAAACCCAGAACGTGTTAGGGCACTGAACAACAGGCGTAGAGCTACCAAGGCTAACGCATCCGGAACATTCACCGCAGAGCAGTGGGACGCACGACTCGCTTACTACGATGGAGAATGCGTCTACTGCGGAACCACAGACGACATAACAATCGAACACAGGATTCCTCTCTCACGAGGCGGAACCAACTGGCCCTCCAACTTGGTACCAGCTTGCACGACTTGCAACTGTAAGAAAGGCACCAAGACCGAGACCGAATACAAACTACAGATTCAATAAGAATCACGTGATACGCTCACACGAACTTGAGCGGATATGTACTTTACATACTTAAAGGTTGAACATGACTGAGATGATTATTAACGGCTTCCCCCTGTTCGTAGCACGCGAGAATGAGGGAGAAGTAACTCCTGATCCTCAGCCTACACCAGACCCCGCCCCGTCCGCTGACCCAGCCCTGTTCACTCAGGATCAAGTCAACGAGATCGTCGTAAAGCGAAACAAGAAGGTTCGGACTCAGTTAGAATCCACCGAGAAACAATACGAGCAACTGCTCACTTCAACCAGCCTGTCCGCCAAAGAGAAGGTAGAACTTCAAGGACAACTGGACGAACTTCAAGGACAGTTGCGAACCAAGGAACAGCAGGCTGCCTACGAGGCAAAGAAAGCCGCTGACCTTCACGCATCAGCACTGGATAACACCAGTCAAGAGCGTGACCATTACAAGAGTCTCTTTGAGACTCAAACACGAGACAACGCTATCATGGCTGCCGCTGGCAAACACGATGCGTACAACCCGCAACAATTCATTGACATCGTTGGTCCACGCACAAAGATCGTCGAGGAAATGAATGAGCATGGCGAAAAAACCGGTCGCCTTGTTCCACGTGTTGAGGTCACTGTAAAAGGAGAGGACGGAACTCCTGCCGTGGTGTTAAAGACACCAGACGAAGCTATCGCTGACCTAAAGAACGATGTTACCCAATTCGGTAACTTGTTCCGTGGCAACGTAGCAAAAGGAATTGGCGAAGGCTCGAATTCCAACATCTCAGGCACTCAACGAGTTGACGTGTCCAAGATGACTGACGCTGAATACTTTGCAAATCGCGAAGCTATCCAGAAGCAGTACGGAATTCGAAACAAACGCGGTTTCTAATCTACCGCTTTGCGGGTCACCGGCACTTAGTCGGGAACTTTATTAACCCTCAACTCTGTTTTCCAACTTTAGGAAATTTCTAACTATGACTACTTTCGTAGCAAAAGCAAACGACAACGACGCCCTGATCCCTGAGATTTGGTCGCGTGAAGCACTCATGACTCTCATGAGCAACACTGTAATGGCATCCCTCGTTCACCGTGACTTCTCAACGCAAGTTGCTTCGTACGGCGATGTTGTCAACACTAGCCGACCTGCTGATTTCAGCGGAAAGCGAAAAACTGACGCTGACAACGTAACTGACCAAGATGCGATCAGCCCAAACATTCCTGTGCCTTTGAATCAGCACTTCCACGTATCGTACGTCATCAAAGACGGCGAATTGAGCAAGGCTCTTCCAGACCTGCTTGAGCGTTACATGGAACCTGCCGCTCGTGAATTGGCCGAGAAGATCGACCAAGTTCTTGCTGGTCAGACTGCTCGACTTATGGCTAACCAAGTTGGTCAGCCGGGTGCAGCAACTTCCCTGAACGTGGACGAGTACGTCCTCGACGCAGACGAGAAGCTGAACGACAACAAGTGTCCAAAAGCCGGTCGTCGTCTGGTTATGTCCAGCCGATTCAATCGTGCCGCTCTTGGTGCTGAGATCGTAGTTGAAGCCGACAAGCGTGGCGACAACGGAACTGCACTTCGCGAAGCATCCGTAGGACGTATCTACGGCTTCGACAGTTTCATGGACCAGAACGTAGCTC